GGCGACTAGCGTTAAGTTTTCCGTGCGAGTCGCGTAGCACATCAGCCGTTCATTGCGCCAAGAATCCAACATGGCGTTCAACGCTTCTAGGGCGTCAGTGCGCTCTTGTGTGGTGGGCGCTTCGCCCGCGTTGGTCTGGACTAAAAGACGTAACGCACGGTCGATCAGAGTGGTTGAAGTAGCCATTATTTCTTGAACGGACGCCCGCGTTTAGGGGTTTCGGTGGGTTTCGGCAGATACCAAGCGTTCTCCTCAGGCGAATTGGGGTCTACTTCCCAGCCGCGCTCTAAATGCAAGTTAAGCTGCGTGTAGTCGTAGACATGGGTTGCCCCGTGTTCGTCGTGAATCAATCTAAGAATCATTGTTTATCCTTCACGGCAATGCCTATTAAATCGAAGCCATCACCATTAACGTGTATTTGGCTAAAGCCTGCTTCTTTTAGTGCGTTTGTAAAGGTTTCAGTCACAAAACCCGTCTTGTGCGCCATGTACGGATGATCTTTTATGAGGTCAATCTTCCCATAAAACATATCCCTCGCGGTGATCGGCCCTGCTTCGGATACGTACAAAACATCTTCTGTTGGGGATAGTCCGTCAAGTTTTGGCACGACGATAATTGCAAAGCCCCCGGGCTTTAACACCCGCAGAAAACTCTTAAGCGTGGGTATTGCTTCGTACTGGTAAACATGCTCCAACGTGTGAGACGTAAACAGCGCGTCAAACTCGTCATCAGGAACGCCGACCATATCAACAATGGACGCTACATAATCCAGCCCGTCATTCGGAACTATGTCTAGCCGGCTTTCCTTGTATGCCGAAAACATCTCCGGCAGCGCAGCACCACCACAGCCCGCGTGGAGCATCTTCATGGTTTGTAGTTAATCAGGTAGTCGTGATACGTGCCGCCGTAGGTCTCGCCCTTCGATCCGTTGTGAACAAGATTCAAGCGGGGCGGACACCAAATCGCGTTACCCATCTCATGCCAACGGCGGCTAAAGGCAAAGTCCTCGCCGTACCAAATGCCGTTATGTGCGCCGTGGTTGAATAAATCCACGTTCCCCTCATCGCCTAGACGCAGTTCAGGGTATGCCACAAGAAACTGAGCAATTGCCAATCTTGACACACGAAGGAAGCCGGCAGGGACAGCGAGCATGTCTACACAGCCATCCTCACGCACCATCGGGCGTTTATTGGGGCCAAGTAACGGTATGCCCATAAAGCGCACTTCGTCGTGTGTTTTGTAGCGATAATTCCCCGCTACAACGTCGCCCTCTGTCTCGAGAAGGGTAATTAAATCTTCGGGTTCCCACGACATATCGTCATCAATAAAGACAACGTGCGTAGCGCCCCATTTCAAACACTTACCCAGAGCCGTAGCCCTTGCCCCCGAAATGTAAGGGCAACCAATCTCCCACACGGCGGAGTGCTCCCACCCCGCCGCGTCAAGAGCAGGAACAGACCGTTCCCAAGCCGCTAAATTGGCTGGATTCGGTCTATCCCTAGTAGGGCTGCATAGAGCAACCCTCAAGCCGCGCCTTTCCAAAGTCCAAGCGCTTGTAGTGTGTTACCAATCTCGATCAGATATGCCATCTGCGCTGTTGACAGGGCGGTAGTGGATGCCGTGCCAATAACGGAAGTTGCTTGTGATGCTCCGGCGCGTTGCGTAACGGGGGTTGTCCCAAAAAACGCAATTTTGTCGGTTGAACTGATGCCCATTTGCATACCGTCTGGGCTGTTGTAGCCCAACGATTCAAAAGATGTTGCAATTGCCATGATTTGCTCCTAAGTGTGGTAAACAGGGGCCGAAGCCCCCGTGATTAGTTCGTGATACGCGAAGCCCAAGCCGGACGCATTGCGAGGAAGCCCCACAAGATGTCAATACGCATCAACATTTCATCGTTGCGAATATCCGAGGCTTGCCACACACGCAGCGAGAGACCGTCTTGATTCATGCGGGTACACTTAATCGCGTCATCCATCAGCGGCAAGTCAGCCGTGACGAAGGCGAACGCTTCTTTGTGGTACATGAGGTTTTGACGGTAGGCGGTGCTTGCCGTACCTACGAAGGTCATTGCCTTGCTGTTGAAGTCGGTTGTCGCCAACACAGCACCAGCAGACGAGCAGACGTTTTGCTTCGCACCCGACAAGAAGGTCGGAGGCGAAACGGTGACAGCACCAGTGGACGCGGCGGTGGCAACGAACTGCTGCAAGTACCCGAGAGACTGCTTTGTCTCAGGGTGGCAAGCAAACACGCCAGCAACGGTGAATACGTCGCCTTTGTTGATGTTGCCGTCCGTCGAGTTCATGGTGATGTTTGTACCACCGTTGGTCACTGCGGCCGAGGCCGATGTGTTAACGGTCAAGTCCGAACCCGTGGTATGCGTGTAGGTGCGGTCATTCTCGTAAAAGGTCGCCATTTGATTCTTGCCAATGTAACCCTCGCGGAATGCCTCCTCCACTGTACCTTGTGGGCTAAACAGTGGCTTGATACCGTTGGTCAGGGATGCCATCGTGCCGGAATCCAACTGCAAGAAGCGGTTGCCGTCTTTCGGAGCCAAGCCCTGATTCAAACGAGCGCGGGCAATACCGATAGCGGAGGTGTCTGAGAAGCCAGAAGTCACCGTGCCGACTGCCGTGCCTGCTGTACCAGCGACGTTGTAGGTGGCTTGGGTAGCGGCCAACAGACAATCACCGTCAATACGTGAGGTCAAGACAGACATAGCGGGTTCAATGTAACGCTTGCTCAGTTCGTCGATAGACAAAGCAAGTTCGGTCGAATTGAAACGCATGTCAACGTGGTACTGAGACGCAACGGTCAACGATTGCGTGGTTTCTTCCTGGTCTTGCGCGTTCATAACACGCGAAGCAGTTGTTACCGTGTACTGGTTAGGATTACGCAAACGGAGTGTGTCGCCGATCTTTGCGCCTGTTTTGGCGTAAGAATCGTCGTAGCTGCGGGTAGTTGTACCCACGAAGGTGGCCTTTTCGTGCGCGATACGCAGCGCCTCTTTGGCCACCATATCAATGGTGCTTAATGTATTATTCATTTCTTTTCCTTTGGTTTAGAGGTTACTTAAACCGCGCCATCTCTTTGCGTCGATTAGCAACAAACTGATCCCACGGCAGATTAAAGGTGTCTGTCTTGACAGTTGCCTTTGTGCCATTGGGTTTAATGGGCGGTGGTGCGTTGGTTGGTGTGACGGGCGCACTTAACTTTGTCTCAATCTTGGCAATCTCACGAACTTGCGCGGCTGGTGACAGCCTTGCGATGCGGTTTACTTCGTTCGGGTTTTGCCCGAGGAAATAGGCAACTTCAGCCACCAATGGCGACTCCAAAACCGCCTCTTCCATCATCTGAGGCATGGCAAAGGTAGTCGCAACTTCAGCCCAATCGTCATACTTGCTAATGGCCTCATCAATCTTGGGGCGCAATGCTTCAGCACGTTTGGCGTTTAACTGCTGTTCTTGAAACTGCAGCAGTCTTTGATTCTCGTTGGCAAAACGCCTCTCGATAGCTTGATTGGTTTTCCAATCGGTTAGGGCTTCGGTGTAGCTTTCGTAATCTTGAAACTGAGACAGGTTAGGTTTCCCATCCGGTGCGGCTTGTGGCTTTGGTTGCGTCACTTCTAACTGACGTTCGGCAGCAAGTGCCCGTGCCATCAGTTGTGCGCGTTCGTTCGCCTCTCGCTCGAACCGTCGAGATTCTTTTGCAAGCCGTTTTTGAACGATCTTGTCTACCTCAGATTGAGATAGCATCTTTTCATGGGCTTCCGGCGTTTCTGTAACTTCAGGAGCCGCCGTGGTTTCCTGAGTCGGCGCTACGGGTTCCGGTGTAGCTACCGGTGTTTCTACGGGCGCAATTGCGCCGTCAAATACATCAGACATTTACAGTTCCTTTTAGGAATCCTAGCTGGGCGCTAGTGCCTTTACTGCTTAGAAGTAATACGAGACATTCAGAATCGATGATGCGGATGTGCGGATAAATCTCAGAGCGGTTAGGTCGCCATCATAGACAAGTTGGTCAGGGTATTGGGCTAACAAAAATCCGACCGTGGACGTCGGTGCTGTGCCGTCATCACGCCAGCGAACCTCACCACCTTCGCACTGGATCACGGCGTAGCGGGCAGACAGCGCACCGTTGCCTGGCACTGTTGGGATGGTCAGCGCGGTTGAAGCTGCGAGGGTAGCCGCTGCAATCTGCTGATAGCCGCAGTTGTATTGTGTGTTCTTAATTCCGGGCATGCTCTGTCCTTTACATTTCAAATAGCGACGGCTTCCACCGATTCCGTAATAAACGTACCGTCTGCTTGTCTTACAGCCCTTGACGTCTTGTTCTTAGGTGTAGCAATCGCTTCAGCCAGCATCGCTTGGCCTTGCGCCATCATTTGCAGGGCTTCAGCTAACGCTTGTGCGCTTTGTGCGGTCACTTGCGAGGCTTGCAGAGCGACTTCTTGTATGCTTGCGCTTGCCAACTGCATCTCACTAGCGGCGGCCATTAGTTCCTCTCTGCCATCAACCATGACCATTGCTGCGGGCTGGCTTGGCCGTGCGGCTTGCTGTACGCCTTGTTCAACGGGCTGCATCAACGATGCCTCGACTTGCATACGCTCAGTCTCAGCCTCAAACACCTTGACTTGTATCTCTTGCGCTTTCAGGTCGTTCGTCTGCTTGGCTTGCTGTAATTCCTGCTGAAGCTGTGCAATAGCTTGGTCGCGTTCTTGAATGCCTTGCTCTGCGGCTTGAATCTGCTGTGTGGCTTGGTCTAGCATTTGCTGTGCTTGCTGCTTTAGAGCCACAACTTTTGGTGATTCGTCGTCGTTCTCTTCGGCTTGCTTGATTTCAGGCGGTAGCATTAACTTTAGACGGTCAGCAATGGCATCAGCACCGGGCCAATCCATGTTTCTTACCATGACATCGCCTATAAGCGGGAACAGGTTAGGGTTCCCCTGCGCCAGTTGCATCATGGCGTCGGCGGCTTCTTGCCGCTTCGTGGTGTAGCTAGGGCCAGCAGCGACGGATACGTCATACAAACCCGCGTTTAGGTTGTATATGTAAGTGTTTCCCTGTTTCTGCGTTGCGCCTGAAATCTGCGGGTCAACGATAGCGGGTTTCGATTCTCCGTCCTCACCCAAGAT